GGAGGTACCCAGCATCTAGACCTCCACCATATCATCTACGCGCGAGAGGTAGCGCGCGACGACAAAGAGCGCTACGTTGCCCGGATAGTCCGGTAACGGCGAGCAGTATACAATAGGGCTATCCCAACGAGAAAGGCGAGAAAATGTCTCGTACCTCAGCATCAAATCCCGGCTCCAGGACCTACGGCGAAATTATCAAGGAGTACCTGACCGGGTACCGGCTAGCCGCTAAGTCGAAAGGCCCGGCCATCTACATCAACGAGTACGATGCCGGGCTTATCGCGGACGCTCTGGTGGAGTTGCTTCCCAAGCACTCCTCCGGCGCCAAGGCGTGGGTCGGCTACTCCCTTGACCGTACGCGCGTAGTCGCTAACGGGACCTCCAAGAGCGAGGTCAAGGAAAAGTGGATGACCGACGCCGGAGTCACTGACTCCTCTCTCGTCCGTACCGTCTATAGCGCGAGCGGTATCTACCGCTTCAGCTATACGGCTCCGGACCTCTCCTCGTACGATGTCTGGATCGTCCAGGCCGGTACGGAAGGCTTTGGGCCTCCGGCCGTATAGGCGCGAGCGCGGAGCCGTCTCGTCCGGGACGGCTCCGCACTGGCATTAGAAGGGATGGGCAATGAGTACCAATCGTCAGCACGTTCGCCGGAGGCTAGGCCGTCGCGGGCAGGACGCCGTTCAGAGAATGATTACCCAGTCCGTTCAGCACCACCTCGTTACCGGCGAGACGCGGCCGGAGCTACCGGCTAAGCCAGAGGAGGTGGAGAGCGTGGCCGGCCTTATCATCAACTACCGGACTACGCTCCTCCGCGTATTCACAGATAGCGGCGTACGTAGCTTCACCGTTACCGTCCGGGAGAATATGCAATGAATAGGACTCTCGGCATAATCCTTACCGGCGCGGTACGGCTGCTAGCCCTCCTCGCGGTAATCGTCGTCATAGCGTACTGGATCGGCCAGCTATGACCGTATACATTCCGACGCTAAGCCGGTACGAGATTCTCAAGCGGACGATACCAGCCTGGCTCGGTCAGGAGCAGAGGCTAATCCTCGTTACCGACCCAGACCAGTATCTCGATCACGTAGCGCTCCGGGACGAGATGGGATGGACTACTCTCGTCCGCGTAGTCTCGATGCCGAAAGCGGCACGCGGTCAGGGTATCGGCTATAAGCGTCACTTCATAGTCGAGCACGCCGACAATAGCGGGCTCGATGCTATCATTATCGCGGATGACGACCATAAGCCCGCTCCGGGTACGGATACGTCACTCCTCCTCAAGGAAGCGGATGACGATGACGTCCTGGGTATCGGAGCGGCCATCCCTATCTATGACCGCTTTACCGGAGGACGAGTCTCGCAATTCGATGAGCCAATCCTTTGCCCAGGCGGCTGGGGATTCGCCGTCTATGGCCTCAATATCAATAACGCTCTCCGCGTCGGTAGCTACGATCCACTCCTCACGGTAGGAGAAGACGCGGAGCTATGGCGGGAAGGCGTAGCGCGCGGTATCCCCTGGCGAGTTCATTGCGGCGTCCGCGTCGCAGCGGTCGGTAAGCGTAACTCACCAGGAGGTATGACGGCTCGCTGGCTATCCGACAAAGCGCGAGCGAGAGCGGAGCGCGAGAGCCGCGCGCTTATCCACGAGCGCTGGCCGGAATACACGAGCGCTCCGGATAGGCCATTCCGTATGGCGTGGGCTAAAATGCTCGATGACTATATACCCGACTGGCGCTCGCGGAGCGCTCTCCACGGAGGCTCGCTATGACCGTTGACCGTTTCGTTATCCTTCAGCCGGTACCGGAGCAGCTATGGGATGACGAGGAGCTACGCTACACGCTCCTGGAGGACTGCTGGGAAGCCTACCTGGCCATGGTCGGAGGAGTCCGCGTCTCAGGGCCTCTCCTCGTCCAGGAGCTGACCTTCATGCCGGGTACGGAGCCGGAGCCCGGTTTTGACGGCCGTTACGCTCGCGTCCTAGGCCCGGCCGTACCGCTAGAACAGGTCCTACACGAGCCCGTACCGGACGTAGGAGCCCGCGAGCGGAGCCCGGAGGGTAACCGGAGCCCGGACGGCTCCTAGGCCTGTACGGGCTCGCGCGTAGGGACTAGCGCAACAGTTGCCGCGTCGGGTATCCTTGGGGCAGGCGAGACAACGAGAGGCTAGCGATGAGAGCGGAAGTTACGACGGACGGCCGGAGTATCCTGGCCAGGATACCCTACGCCAACGGCTCCGGGCCGAAGGCTGCTAAGCGGGTACCCGGAGCGAAGGCCGACTGGGACAAGACCGGAGCCAAGGACGTATTCAAAGGCTGGAAATACCCGCTTACGATGGATACGTGCCGGGCTCTCCGTAAGGAATTTGGCGATGAGCTGGTTATCCTCCCGGCTCTCGCGACCTGGGCACGTACGGAGGTAGAGCGCGAGCGAGAGCTAGAGGAGCTACGCGAGGAAGTCATAGACTCCGTTACCTTTAAGCTCCTAGAGCTTCAGGCTCCGGACCTCCTAGCCGCTATGCGGCATCGTCCGTATCAAATGGCGGGCTCCGCTTTCCTCCTAACCGCTAAGGCTTGTATCCTTGGCGATGATCCCGGACTGGGCAAGACGCTGGAGACGCTCGCGGCTATTATCGAATCCGACGCAAAGGACATCCTGGTTGTCTGCCGGCGTACCGCTACCCGTACGGTATGGGAGCGCGAGACGCTAAGGTGGGCTCCGGGAATCGCTACCTTTGTAGCCCAGGGCTCGCGAGCGGAGCGGGAAGCGGTTATGGGAGAGTATTCTGACTTCCCTACCTTCCTACCCGGTACGCGACGGATGCTGATTATCAATCAGGAGATGGTCCGCGCTAAGCGGCTAGAGATTTGCCCGGTTACCGGAAGCGAGTGCCCGTTTGAGGGTAACGAGTGGAACCGTCCGGCCGATCATCCGAAGCATAAGTGGGAGCCGGAGCCGCTCTGGCCTTTCCTATTCGACAACGAGTGGGATGCGATAGTCCTAGACGAATCGCATAACCTCCTCGCCTCTACGGCGAACTATCAGTCAAAGCGGATTACTCAGCAGCGGTACGGAGCCGTTATGCTCCGTCGCCGGCTGCGGGATGGCGGGCTCGCTATCGCGCTAAGCGGTACTCCGTTCCGGTCTAAGCTAGAGCAGGCGTGGGGCTCGCTCGCCTGGGTCCGGCCGGATGCCTTCGGCAGCTTCTGGCGCTGGGCCGAACAATTCTTTGGTACGACTCAGACGCGGTACGCTCGCGTAGTCGGCCCGGTGGACGCGGACGATAAGCCTATGAAGGTCAAAGAGCCGCTAGACGCTAAGGCCTGGGACGCAATGCTCCGGCCGTACTACCTAAAGCGGACCAAGGCCGTAGCCGCTCCGGACCTTCCGGCTATCCTCTACGCCGGTACTCCGATTGGAGAGCCGGACTCGCCGTGCTACGTTCAGATTGAGATGGAGCCTGCTCAGGCTAAGCTCTACGCGGAGATGGCCGCTGACGCGGAGGTAGTCCTAGACGGCCGGAAGCTAACGGCTACTGGGACTCTACCGGAGATAACCCGGATGCGGCAGCTAGCTAACGCGAGCGGACGCCTAGGAGCCGGACGGACCATGCTCCCGGCCGCTCCGTCTAACAAGCTAAACTGGATTCTTGACTTCCTATCGGAGCGGGAAGGTACCGGCCAGAAGGTCGTCATCGCCTCCTCGTTTACCGAGCACGTGGAGTTTATCGCGGACGCTATCCGCGAGGAGCTAGGGCTAGAAGTCCTGACGCTAACCGGCGCGACCTCCGACCGTAAGCGTTCCGACCTCGTTGCCCGCTTCCAGGACATCAATGATGACCTCCGGGTAGTCGTTATTAACCGCGAGGCCGGAGGCGAGTCGATTACCCTAGACGCGGCTGACGAAATGATCGTTGTCGACCAGCCGTGGATATCCGATAAGGATGAGCAGCTAGAGGCCCGTATTCACCGGGTTAGCCGTATCCACCAGGTTACCGTTTACCGTCTCGTTTCTACGGGTACGGTTGACGAATGGATGGCCGGCCTTACGGACGAGCAGCGCGCGGTTATCGCTACCGCGTCTCCGCGTAAGCTCTCTGAGATTCTAAAGGAAGCACGAGAGGAGATGGCGGCGTGAATAAGCGCGAGCGAGCGGATAATGACTGGTATGATTCGGTAGGGCTCGCTATCCATATCCTGGGTAAGCACTGGTACTCCGACTTCACGGACGAGGATGACGCCTTCATTCACGCCTTCGCGGACGCGATAGGCCCTAGGCCGGAATGCGAGATACCGTGCGCGCGCTGCTCATCAGCAGCCGGCCGGGAGATAGTCCACCTAGATGAGTGCCCGAGAAAGGACCTAGGCTAATGGCGCAGCGAGCGGATGGATTCGATACTGGGCACTACGGGATATCCGGGCATTATGCCCTTCAGGTACTTCAGGAGCGGTACGGATTCCCGGAGGCCCAGGCTAAGCGAATCCTAGAGATAGCCCGTACCCATACCTATGACGCGGAGCCTATCACCGGAGGAATCCTCCATATCCGGTATCGCGGTAACGTCTCCGGCCGTCGCGGCCATAGGCTCTACGAGCTAGAGGCCGACGTCATGAATAAGGAGGAGCAAGCCGAATTTAACCGTAAGAGAGGACTACCGACTGCCACTAGGAAGGTATATACTCAGGAGGAAGCGATGCCTAGCCGGTATAGCTCCGGGAAGGCGAAAACTCGACAAAGGAAAGGAAGGCGTGAAATGCCTCCGCGCAAGAGCACGACCAAGGCCCGTACCGCTCCGGAGCCCGCTGAGCAGCCGGCGAACGGCGAGAATGGCGATGACCTCGCCAGCAAGGTCCAGAAGGCCCTGGACAAGGAGACGTACTCCGCGACGATGAACGACTACCTGGACTGGTTCACGGAGAATGTCGTGGACCCGTCCGATCTCTCCGGCGACCTGGACCGCCTGATGGTCATGACCCTCCAGTTCTACGGCCCGTTCCAGCGCTCCGACTTCAACGCGAGCCAGCGCGACAAGCGCGCGACGGAGCGCGAGACGGCGAAGCAGGCCCAGGAGGAGCCGGAGGAGCCCGCTAAGCCCGCTCGCGGACGCGGACGGCCTCCGGCGAAGGCGACGGCTACCAAGACCGCTACCGGCCGTACGGCTCCGGCGAAGGCCGGGCCTACGCGGCGTACGCGCGGCACCAAGGCCACGGCTGCGGCCGCGTCCGGCTCCGGCTCGACTCCCTACTAACCGAACATCGGCCTGATCACGAGAGGAGACTCCAGGCCCGGTACCAAATGACGTAACCCCCAGCGTCGGTACCGGGCCTGGTCCTATTTACCGGATAAGTACGTCAAGGCGAGAAAGGCGAGAAATTGCTAGACCTCCCTACGCTCCGAACGAGCGAGCGCGCGACCTTTAAGCGGTGCCCCTGGAGATGGCTTCAGGAGTACCGCTTTGGCTATAAGCCCAGATTTGTGGAAGCGGACGCGGCGTGGTTCGGTATTGGTGTCCATGAAGCACTAGCGCAATGGTACCGGCCCGGTAAGAAACGAGGCCCGCATCCGGCCGATACCTTCGCTGACTGGTGCGGAGATGAAATGGCCTGGGCCAAGACCTACCTAGACGATACGTATGACGCTCCGGTATGGGAGGACGCGAGAGCCCTAGGCATCGCGATGCTCGATGAATACGTCAAGTTTTACGGTAAGGACTCGCGCTGGAATATCCTCGCCGTAGAGCGTCCGTTCAAAATCCTCATAAAGGATGGCGGCGTACCCGTCGCCTACTTTGCCTCTCGCTGGGATGGCGTACTCCGGGACGAGAGCGACGGCCGGATATACCTAGGCGAGCATAAGACTACCTCTCAGATTGTCCTCGCCTACCTAGAGATGGACGATCAGGGAGGCTCCTACTGGGCCGTAGCTAGTCACGTCCTCCGGGCCGAAGGTATCCTGAAGCCTCGCGAGGAGATAGCCGGTATCATATACAACTTCCTCCGGAAGGCTAAGCCGGACGAGAGGCCACAAGACGATCAGGGCCTCTACCTAAACAAAGACCAGACCGTATCAAAGCGGCAGCCTCCTCCGCTATTCCACCGCGAGCGGGTAGAACGCTCGCGAGCCGAGCAGGTCACTCAGCTTCAGCGAATCGCGGACGAGATAGAATGGATGAACGCTATCCGTCGCGGAGAGCTAAAGGCAATTAAGACTCCGACTAAGGACTGCCCGCGCTGTCCGCTATGGGTGCCCTGTCAGCTTCACGAGCGCGGTAAGGATTCCTACCAGACGGTACTAAAGGCCGATTTCATCCAGCGTGATCCCTATGAGGACACGAGAAAGAGTGCGGCAGGTATATCATGAAGCGTATCTATCTCGCCTCCGCGTACGAGACGAAACTCCAGATAAAGCAATATGCGCGTATCCTGAACGCGTGCGGCTTTACCGTCACCTCTACCTGGCACGAGACGGAGGAGCCCGCGAGCGGTAAGCAGGGCCTAGGCGCGGACAGCCTTAACGAGCGGCCGGAGCTAGGCCGTCCGTACGCTCTCCAGGACATTGCCGATATCGATGCGGCCGATACCCTTATGCTATTCACGGACGGTAACGGACGCGGAGGACGGCACTGGGAAACGGGCTATGCCTGGGCCAACGGAAAGCTGATCGTCATTGTCGGTGACCGCCAGCACGTATTCCATACGCTTCCCGGTATCGACTACTATGAAGACTTCTCAACCCTAGTCGCTAACTTCCCGGTCAAATACCCAGTAGAGGAGTCGTAATGCCTCCAGCACGAGCCGCTAACCGGCCGCGTCCCACCATCGGAGTCCGGAAGCCTCGCCAGACGGCTAAGCAAGCGAGCCGCGAGCCGCTAGCTATGGTTGAGGCGGTGGTGGATATTCAGGAGATATCCCTAGCGAGCTACCGGCCTCCGACCAACATCTTCATCTACGGGCCTCCCGGAGTAGGCAAGACCGTACTAGCCGGAGGCGCACCAAACTCCGTATTCCTCTCTACGGAGCTTGAGGGAGCCGTCTCCGCTAAGGTAACCGGCTCGCGAGCCCGGCTCTGGAGAGCCCCAACCTGGGAGCACGCCGTATCCGGCGTAGCGAAAGCGGAGCGCGAGCTAGGCGAGGATGACTGGCTCATAGTCGATTCCGGTACGAATATGCAGGATATGTATATGCGGTGGATTCTAGAGCGGGAAAATGCCTCTAACCCGCTCCGCGACCTCGACATCCCGGCCATCCAGAACCATCAGAAATACCAGAATGGCTTCAAGCGATGGTATAACCGCATCATCGATATGCCGGCCAATACGATCTTCATCTGTAACTCGATGAATGCGGAGGACGCGGAAGGCGAGCCTCGCGTCATTCCGCTCCTCCTAGGCAAGAAAGGTGAGATATCCGATTACTGCTCTGCCCAGGCCGGTGTCATACTATACTACTCCGTTAGCCGCGAATCGCGGGAAGCGGAGGCGACGGGTAGCGATATTGTTAGGCGAGTCCTATGTCAGCCCTATCCTCCGTGGCTAGCCAAAGACCGATATGACTGCCTCGGTATGTCAATGGACGTAGGCTACCGCGACTTCACGGTTATGGCAGACATAATCGACCGGATAGATAAGGCCAAAAAGGAAGTTGGCAACCAAGCGAGGCCACGGCGAACGAGCCCGGACGGAAGGCGTAGCAGTAATAGCCGACCCAGACGGCCAAGGCGCTGAATGGCTATTCAAGCACCTAGGTAAGCGGCATCCGCTCCTAGGATACTGGACGAGAGGAGAGCACGCCGCAGATCATAGACTCCATCAATCCCTACTAGATCACGTTCACGAATCCGAAAGGAAGGCATAAATGCCTAAGCTCCGCAAAGAGGAGACGGCCGACATCAACGTCCAGGAACTGGACGATGCCGAGTATTCCGATGAGGAGTACGAGAGTTATGACGGCGAGATTCCTCCGGCCGGTACGGAACTGACCGGCTACCTCAAGTCGATGTGGTGGTGCCGCACCGCTGAGAAGGATGACGGCTCCGGGCTTGACCCGATGCTCAAGGCTCTCTGGATCGCCGCAGACAACGAGGATGACCTGGAGCAGTACAACGGCCTTCCGGTCATTGAGAACGCAGTTCTCATTCCGTCCGCCAAATTCCGCTGGGCCGGATTCCTCCGGGCCTTCGGCATCACGATGAAGGCGATCAAGACCTCCATCTACCTCATCTCTGAGGACCTCGACCAGCGCTGGAATGGCGCGCCCATTGAGCGCATCGGTACTTTCCGGCCGGGAGAGGACCAGGACGGTGCCTGGTCGCGAGTCGTTACGGAGCGCCATTTCTACAACGAGGAGTGGAGCGCTCGCGCCAAGAAATGGCTGCCCTGGGAGGACGAGGAGGAGCCGGAGGACGTCACGGACGAGGCCGATGAGGACGAGGCCGATGACGAGGAGTATGACGAGGAGTACGAGGAAGGCGAGGAGGAGGAGGACGAGGAGCCTGAGGACGAGGAGCCTGAGGAGCCTCCGGCCCGTACCCGTCGCACGGCTCCGGCTCGTGCCTCGCGCTCCGCTCCGGCCGCGTCTAGGACGGCCTCTAGGGCTCCGGCCGCTCGCTCTACCCGTACCGCGTCCGGAAAGGCTCCTACGGCCCGTACGAGAGCCGCTAGCCCACGCTCCACGGCGAAGGCCGGAGCGGGTACTAAGCCCGCTGGCCGGACTCGCGGCCGGAAGGCGTCCACTGGCCAGGATGAGCCTCCGTTTTGATCCGGAGCTAGCCGAGACGATCAAGCGGCTCCGGGAGGAGCTTCAGCGTGACCTGGTGGACAGGTCCTGGAGAGGAGTATGAAGTGAAGGCCGTCATCCTAGGATGCGGCCCGGCCGGGCTGGCGGCTGCTTCGGCAGCCGTTAGTCTCGGCTATGAGGTCGTTATTATATCCAAGACATCCGCGCCTAGTCAGCAATACGGATGCCAGTATCTGCACGCACCAATTCCCGGCTATGAGGACGCGGCTAGCGTCCGCGTCTCCTACTCGCTTACCGGGACTCCGGAACAATACCGCAAAAAGGTATACGGCGAGGCGTGGCAGGGGAAGGTATCGCCGGAGGACTTTGTAGGCGAGCACGACGCCTGGGATATCCGCGAAACGTACGCGCGGATGTGGGTCGATTTGATCGGCTCGCTCCGTATCCCTATCATCTACAATGACGCGAGCCCTAGCCGTGTCGCGGAGCTACGTAACCGGATCAGGCATATCCGGCCTGACCGTATCATCTCGACTATCCCGGCTCCGTCGCTATGCGTCAATAACCATACGTTTACCGGGCACGGCATCTGGGCTAACGGTACTACTGCCTCTCAGGAGCTAGCCGATAACTCGATCATATGCGACGGTACGGCGAGCCGTCCGTGGTACCGGGTATCAAACGTATTCGGCTACCGGACTACGGAATGGTCCAAGCCTCCTCCGCATTTCTACAACGCCGCTCCGGTCATGAAGCCTCTCGTTACCGACTGCGACTGCTGGCCGGAAATGCTCCGCGTCGGCCGGTACGGAGCGTGGCGCAAATCGGCTCTCGTTCACGAGGTCTATCCGGCCGTTACGGAAGCCCTAAACTGCAATGGCCTAAGTGCGGATTCCGTTTCTTCACTCAGGACGCACCCGGAGTAGAAGGCCGGAGATACCGGATATGCGAGCGTCCGTGGGGCCACTGGCTCCGTAAGAAATGGATGCCTCATCAAGGCCCGGTGGTAACCATCCATCACGTCACCGGGCCTAAGAAAGGACAATGGGAATGAGCGGATGGGGTGGCTTTCCTCGCAAGCCGGTAGTCGGCCTAGACATAGACGGAGTGCTAGGCGACTACCACCGTCACTTCCTCTGGTTCGCCACCAGGTACTTCGGCCGGGAATTCCCACCGCCTGAGCAGGTTAATCCCGGTATGCGGCTCTCCGACTTTATGGGGATACCTCACCACGAGTACCAGGAATGCAAGCTTGCGTACCGGCAGGGAGGTCTCAAGCGCTTTATGCCGGTCTATCCGTTCGCAAGCGAGCTAACCTGTCTTATCCGGAAGGCCGGAGCGGAGCTATGGATATGTACTACCCGGCCGTACCTCCGGCTAGACAACATCGACCCAGACACGCGGGAATGGCTCCGGCGTAATATGATAGAGTATGACGCAGTCATATTCGAGAGCCTAGACGGTACGACCAAATACCAGAACCTGGTCGAGCAGGTAGGAGTCCGGCGGATCATCGCGGTAGCTGATGACCTAATGGAGCAGACCGATGATGCCCTAGACCTCGGCATTAACCGCGTCTATCTCCGCGACCAGCCATATAACCGCGAGAGCTACGCTAAAGGCGAGCGGGTAAATACCCTAGGCGAGCTATCGGCGTGTATAGCCCAGGACATCAAGGATTGGAAGAGATCATAGTGACATACAAAGTCCTTATCATCGGAGGCAATAGCGGTATCGGCCTCGCGACGGCCGGCCATATCCGTGGGGTATGGCTGGAGAGTGCCGAGATTCATACTCCGTCTAAGCCAGAGCTTGACGTGGACGCTCCGCTCCGGGTAGAGAGCTACCTTAGCCGGCACGGCCCGTTCACCCATATCGTCTATTCGGCCGGTATAAACCGGCTCGCCTGGGCCAGCAAAAAGAAAATCAGCTTCCATATGGAGGATCACTTCGCCATTAACTGCGCCGGATTCGTGGAGGTCATCGGAGCCCATATCCGGCTATTCCCTACGGCCTACATTTCAGCCGTCGCCGTCTCCTCCGACGCGAGCAGCCGGCCGATGCGCGGCTCCGTCGCCTACTGCGCCTCCAAAGCGGCTCTCAATATGGCCGTTAAGGTCCTAGCTCGCGAGCTAGCTCCGCTCCACCGTATCAACGCAGTAGCTCCGGGTATGGTGGAAGGTACCGCGATGACGGCCTACATCGATGATACCATCCCGGCCTTCCGTGGCTGGACGGACGAGGAGGCCCTAGCGTACGAGCGAGCTAATACGCCAACTAAACGTCGCGCTACACTAGAGGAGGTAGCCGAGACGATAACCTGGGTCCTATTCGGCCCGGACCAGATGACCGGCGCCATCGTGGAAATCAACGGAGGAAAGTAAAATGCCCCAGAGCGAGGAAATGATGGACCAGGAAACTAGCCGCGAGATAGCCCGTTATGCGGACGTGGCAATGTATACGGCCGTGCCGATAGAGGCGAGCCGGACGGAGCCGGAGGTCACCATCATTGATATGACCTCTAACCCGCTCCGGAAGATGGCGGCCGTGAGCGAGCTATACCGTGGCGGTATCTACCGTGATCCCGGCCTTATCTCTACCGAGCAGGCAATGCTATGGCTCAAGCAGGCGCAGTCGAGTAAGATCGTACTGCCGCTGGAGTTCATAAACATCAGCATATTCGTGGAGGGTATCGGCCGGGATATCACCCACCAGATGGTACGGCAGCGCACGGCCGGATTCGTTCAGGAGTCGATGCGATTCGCGGTAAAGGAAAATGCCGCGTATGAGGTTACGGAGCCTCCGGAGCTTATCGGCCTCGCAGACGATCACCCGTGGCGAGTCGAATGGAACAAGGCCGTAGCGGAGGTTACCGCGAGCTACCTCCGGCTAATCCACTCCGGTATGCCCGCT